TCTTTACTGAAGTGGTTGTTCTAAGTCCAAAAGAAACCGATTTCTTAAAACCAGCTGAAATGTGTTGACCTTTAATATTATGATGTTCTAACTTAAAAATATTGTCATATTCAAGGTCGTAATGTAATATGTCTACCACTTGTTGACCAATGTTGTTGGTCTCTGCAAGAATGAAAGCTTCATTATACTTCATACCTGCTGAGTAGATAAGTGTAGGGTAAATCAATGTTGGTATTTTATTGTTTCGATATTTTGCCACCTGTCGATAAGGTATGGAAGTAACATCGATTACTGAAAACGCAGAATAGTCTAGACCAACACCTTCTGAACTATCTACTGTAATGACATACATGTGACCTTTTTGCGGATACTCATACACATCAAAACCATCAGACGATTCTATTGGAGTTTCATATGCTAACGATTTAAGTTTTGCCGCAGAGATAAGCGTTGCGGTTGAACCAATAAATTCTGTTTCAAACTCTTGCCTAAACTGTTCTTCTGAGGTGTTGCGTATCGTTTCTTCTTTCCACCTTTGATCACGACCTGGTACCATAGACCAATGAACTTCGACTGGCTTATATAAACTTCTTCTCTCTGTGGCATCTTTCCACATTTTATAAAAAAGATTCAATCCATTTGGTGTTGAAACGATAATAACTTTTGTTGATTGACCAGATGAGATAACCGGATAGGTTGATGTAAAGAATTCTTCTGCAATATTATTAGGTACGAAAGCAAACTCGTCCAAAAATACTAAGTTATATGTACCGCCTCGAACACCAGCGCCAGAAGTTGCGTAAGCATATATCTTAGATTTGTTTTCTAATTCAATGTTACCTCTATTCCAAACTAAAATACCTTGTTGCATCCAAGTAGGTAAATATTCATAGGCATATTGTACTCGACCTAAAATTTCACGAGCAAGAGAACCTTTGTTGGCAAGAATTGCAATTGAATAGTTGTCGTTGAACAAAACAGACCACAACATATATCCAACAGTCGTGGTCGTCTTTCCAACTTGTCGTGGCATCTTTGCAATACAGAATCGATTGTTGTGGAAATCTCGCACCATATCTTCTTGGAACGGCCACATTTCGAACGGCACAAGACCACGATCTACGTTAACAATTTTAACATAGTTCTTAATAAAATAAATGGGATCATTCATACACTTGGCAATTTCAACTAATTGCTCTTCCGTGTATGATATTTCAGTACCAGGTTTTTTTAAACTGGAGTTACCTAGGTAACCATCATCAATAGCCATTGTTTACTTTGTAAAACTTCTTAACATCCAGCCGTGTTTTTGGTGTTGATCTAAAATATCTTGTAAAAAATTACCTACTGCCGGTTCATTTGCACTTTCAGCAGCTGCAATACCGGCACGCAAATGTACCATGTATGTGTCATTACTAGTTTTTAAATCTTCAATCATGGCCAATGCACTTGGTACAGAATCTTTTTCTTCAATATCGGATAGTTCCATCATTCTGCTTAATGAAACTGGTGCATAAGAATTTAATGCTCTAATATGTTCTGCAATAGGGTCAACATTACCATATACAGATTCATAGAAATCTCCTAAGAATTCGTGATATTGTGCAAAATTTGGACCTTCAACATTCCAATGGAATGCATGTGCTTTAAAATACAACCCAAAAGTTGTACCTAAAATTGTTTTCATTTGTTCGATTAATGTTTCCATAGTATTCCTATTTATTAGACTTAATCATCTTGATTAAATCCTCTGTTGATCCTATGAATACCGCTTTATCGATACTCATATTGTTTGATTGTTTAGGTTCTAAATCTCTTTTTCTTTTTTGTATTTCCATTAAGTCTTTATTCATGTCTGTCAAATGTTTTAACATGTTGGCGGCAACTTCATATGCTCTTGGATGTTCCGATTCTTTAGCAACATGCAATAGACCATCTATAGCTTCGTTGCCTTTGGCAATTAAATCACGGATATTTTCACGAGCAAACTCAGCATCATTCTGAATAGGATCTAATATGGGTACTACTTCTGTATGCACAGGTATCGGTTCTACATTTAATAATTCAGATAACTTCTCATTAGTTTTTTTCACTTAATTAACCCCAAGTTCCACCAGTAAAGTTTATATATCTCCAAATGTTGTTTGCACCATTCGTATAGTTTTCTACACAACGATATAATTTATCATTATCAATAGCAATAAATCCTGCTAAATCACCTGGATCACCTTTAGATGTTAAAGGTATTGGTGTATGCCATTGTAGTACAACACCATCAACATTAAAAATACCAGTAACAGTTAAATTATTAGCTGTAAGATTACCTGTTACTGTGCCACCAGTCAATGAAAGTTTGGTGTTGGCTGCTGCAAAAGCTGCGTTAGCATAAACACCAGCAGAAGTTACATTCTGTATAGACCTTTCAACGGCCGCATCTATTTGTGACAGAGATGCTTTTTTAGTTAAACCAGTTTCAGTATCATAAACAACAAAAAGTGTATTAGCTAAATTTGTTGATACTGTATTTAAAGCGGTTAGTTGTGTTATTGTTTTACTTGCCATTTTTATTCTTCTCTTATTCTGAGGCCTGTTTCGGTTACTATGTATTCGCCAGTATTTGCTACAAGGTAAGTTTCACCTAATCTTTCTTCTGAGAAACCAAACTCATCATCTGGCATAGCATCATATGGATCAGGCATTGTATAAATTGCAGTTGCTAAATTGTATGTAGTTGTATTAGCCTGTAAGTATATATTTGTATTTGCTTGGCGAATAAGTTTACCAGTCTTAACAGCAGGCCAAATATATCCCTTTGCGGTAAATTCTAAGTCCCAAGTAATCAATCTAGTAGTCATCATGTCGCCTTCATAATCTGTAGTTGTATTTACAGAATTAAGAATAATAGGCATGTCATATTTTTGATCCATTGGTTGAATGAAATCAACTGTGACTGTAAAATCTGGTGTAAAAAACGGTAAAATTTGTTCTAAGATTTGTGTGCCATCTTCTGTATTACGAACATAGATTGACATTGAAAAATTAAAATCATAAGGTACAGGTGCATGTTGAGTACTCAATGATGTAGTAGTGTTTGCAGAAAAATTGCGAAGCATACTCATTTGCTTACGACCTACATCATAATTCATACCCGTTAAATCAAATGAAATTCTAGGTACAACAGTTGCAATAGATTTGGTTAATGTTGGGTCAGAAGTTAACCTTGTCATATACTTTTCTTTTGCACCATATGACAACGGTACTTTAAAAATTTCTTTAGGTGTTGTACCTGCATATCTCTGAACCTGTATATCATTGAACAGAGTACCAAAAGCTACAACTACTTTACGAATTGTACGATTATAAAAATGAGATTGTCCTAACATTAATCACCACCAAACGGATTAGTTTCTGTCCAATCTAATATTTGATCAGATTCAGTTTCAATACGGTTATTATCAGCAATATCTTCAAAGACATTATCAAGTGTAACTTTATCATCAGAGTTATTTAATACCCATGATGCATTACTAGTATCACCTTTAACACGAACATTAGGAACAAATGTACCTTGTGTACGGATTACATCAACATATTGTCCTGCTTTCCAAGTATGAACAATGGCCTGAACATCAGCATTAGCCGTATCTGTACCTTGGTAAATAATTTCACCAGGTTCAAATGTACCAGAACCGCCAGTAAGATCAACAGTAAGTCGAGTTCTCTTATAGGCATCAAATACTTGTTCGTCAATTTCTGTAACACCAGTTTCAATAATTTCTTCAGAAAATACATATTGTTTAAGTTTCAATGAGTAAACATAAACATTACCACCACGACCACGGCCTAATGTGTAAAACATAGCTTGGTCATTTTCATGTTCTACAAAAGTAATTTCAAAAAAGTTTTGTAGTAAAGGTAAATAAACTAAGTCGCCTTCTCTAGGCCTTGTAGGTGCTCGATTTTCTTCTGGAATTATATCACCTAAAATAGGTGTTTGGAAGTTTGTTGCACCAACAGTATATTTAAATCTACGGCGAGAAACAAGTAGAGTAATCTCATCACGAATCTCTAAACCAAATTTAGAAATAAAATCTTGTTCACCATCCATACCTGTAATGTTCTCAAGATACATTTCAATTTGATGAGCGCTACGATATTGTTTCATCGTATCTTCGCCATACAACATATCTTCAGTACCACCACTACTTCTTGGTAGATAATAAACATCCATGCCATAGATACCCATAGCTTCAATAACCAAATCTTCAACAAGCAACTGCTCGTT